TCCTGAAAATGCTGCTCTTTACAAATCTTTGATGGAAGAAGAGTTTAAAGAGTTCATTGACGCACATTGGGTTCGTGATGAAGTAGAAATGCTTGATGGTTGCATGGATTTAATCTGGGTAACCCTTGGTTTTTGTCATATGAAGGGATATGACGTGGCTGGAGCATGGAATGAGGTGGTAAAAACCAACATGGCAAAGGTTGATCCAGTGACTCGCAAGGTAAAACGACGTGAAGACGGTAAAATCCTTAAACCAGAGGGCTGGCAACCACCTGATATGACGAAATTTGTGAAAAAAACTTGACTTTTATGTGATTTTGAGGTATAATATTATTATGATAACACTATATTTAGACATGGATGGTGTGCTTTGCAATTTTGACAAAGCATATCGTTCTTTACGCACATATGCTTCTGATGGAGATCGGTTTCGATCAGCTGTATTAGAGCATCGCATCTTCGAAGACCTTGAACATATGCCAGATGCGCATGAATTATTGAATTATGTTAGTAACCTCGAAGGTATTAACATAGAAATTTTGACATCAATGGGTACTTTCGATATTGAACGTGGTCATGCTGCAAAAACTCAAAAACAAATTTGGTTAGACAAACATAACATTCCTTATAAAGCTAATTTTGTGCGTTCTAAGGAAGAAAAATCTATTCATGCGCATGACAGAGCAATTTTAGTTGATGATTCTATTGGATGTATACTTCCATTTAATGCAAAAGGTGGGTATGGTATTCATCATAGCAAATCTTCTGATACTATTCAGATAATTCATAATACAATTCGTTGTATTAATGGAGTTAATGCTTTAAAATTTGGTTATGATGATATGGGAACATATGCTTGATATTTTTGGTAACACTTGGCAATGGATTAAAGATGATTATCGCACTCACCCCTTTCGTTTTTTTGTTGAGTTGCTCGCTTGGGCTGTTAGCATTGGTTGTTCTATTACGATGGCTATTACAGTTCCAAACCCACCACTACTTTATATGTATCCTGTTTGGATTAGTGGTTGTGCCATGTATGCTTGGGCTTCTTATACTCGGAAATCTTTTGGGATGCTTGCTAACTACTTACTGTTAGTTACTATTGATTTTATTGGATTGGTGAGGATGCTTTGAATATTTTTTATCTGGATAAAGATCCAAAAATTTGTGCAGAGATGCACGTTGATAAACATTGTGTAAAGATGATTCTTGAATATGCTCAATTACTTTCTACTGCTCATCGGGTGCTTGACGGCACTCAACTTTCTCGCCAGAGCAAAACTGGGCGACTTCAAAAATACTGGAAACTGGAGGATCATAGAGATACTATCTTGTATTCTGCTACTCACATTAATCATCCTTCTGCAGTGTGGGTTAGACAATCTTTAGAAAATTATCAGTGGCTCTATACTTTATTTGTAGAGTTATGTTATGAATATAAATTCAGATATGAGCGTGATCATAAAACATCATTGTTAATGAATGTCTTACAATTCCCACCAGATAATATTTCAAAAGATATTCCGTTTACTGAACCAACTCCTGCTATGCCAGAGCATTATAAAGTAGCTGGTGATTCTATTATCTCATATAAAAATTATTACCTTGGTGATAAAACACATATGTTTGCTTGGAAAAAACGTGAAACTCCATATTGGATATACTAAATAAAAAAAGGAGTTATTATGCCAACTTATGTATTTCGTAATAAAGAGACAGGTGAACAGTTTGAACAAGTGATGAAAATGTCTGAACTCGACCAATTCCGAGTCGAGAACCCCCAACTAGAAACTGTAATCCAAGCAGTAGCTTTTGGAGACCCTACTAAATTAACCACAACTCGTAAATTTGATTCAGGATTTAAAGAGGTTTTACAAAAGATCCATGAACGATCTCCAGGTAGCGAATTAAATAAAACATCTTCCCAACTTTAAGGATATTAAATGGCTCGAGTAAAGGCATCACCTAAACCCATAGATAATGTACAAAGTGAGCCCAAATCAAAACAAGTATCAACCCACTTAAAATTAAGAATTGATGATCTAAAAACATTTGATCCACTAACAGATAACCAAAAATTATTTTTTGATTCATATAAACGTGGTGATTATTTTGTAGCACTTCATGGTGTTGCTGGAACTGGTAAAACATTCTGTGCGCTATATAAAGCCATTGAAGAAGTAATGGATAAATCAAATCCATTTAATAAGATTATTGTAGTTCGTTCTGCTGTACAATCTCGTGAGATTGGTCATCTTCCAGGTGATGTGAATGAGAAGATGGAAATTTTCCAACAGCCATATCGTCAAATATGCGAAACTTTATTCGGTCGCAAAGACGCTTGGGATCGATTAGAAGAACAAGGACATATTCAGTTTATCTCTACATCATTCATTCGTGGTATGTCATTCGATGACGCTATCATTATTGTTGATGAGATGCAGAACTTAACTTTTGAAGAAATTGATACAGTTATGACTCGTGTTGGATATCGTTCAAAGATTATGTGGTGTGGTGATTATCGTCAGACAGATTTAAATAAACGCAAAACTGATGTTACTGGTATTTTAAAATTCTTTGATATCGCTCAACATATGAGTGCTTTTACTCGTATCGAGTTTACTGTTGATGATATTGTTCGTTCATCATTAGTTAAGGAATATATTCTAGCCAAATTACAACACGAAGATTACGAAGATAATAAGAAATGATAACAGTAGAACAATTCCATAAATTATTTCCTAACTGCGTTGACCCACAAGGATGGGTTACTGCAATGGAATCTGTTCTACCATCACATGGTATTAATACTCCAGATCGGATTGCGTCATTCTTGGCACAATGTGGCCATGAATCAGGTGGGTGGACTAAATTTGAAGAAAACTTAAATTATGGTGCTCCAGGATTATTGTCCATATTTAAAAAATATTTTCCAAATGAAACTGTAGCAAATCAATATGCTCGTAAACCTGAGATGATTGCTAATAGAGTTTATGCTGGTCGTATGGGTAATGGAGTTCCAGAGTCAGGTGATGGATGGAAATATCGTGGACGTGGACCTATACAAATAACAGGTAAATCAAACATAACTGCTTTCGCTAAAAAATTAGTTCCTGATTGGCAGAAAGTTATTGATAATCCAGCTTTAATATCAAGTGATAAAAATATTTCTTTATTATCAGCGATTTGGTTTTGGGATACAAATAATCTAAACAAATACGCAGACGCTAAAGATATTAAAGGTATGACTCGAGTAATCAATGGTGGATACAATGGTCTTGACGAACGTATTAAACTTTATAATGAAGCAATTCATTTATTGACATAATGGCGTATTCTGATAAAGTACTCGATCACTATGAGAATCCACGCAATGTTGGATCTCTAGATAAAAACGATCCATCAGTTGGTACTGGAATGGTTGGCGCACCTGCATGTGGTGATGTGATGAAACTTCAAATTAAAGTAGAAGAAGGAATCATTACAGATGCTAAATTTAAAACTTATGGTTGTGGCTCTGCAATTGCAAGCTCTTCTCTTGTTACCGAGTGGGTTAAAGGAAAAACATTAGATCAAGCGTATGCTATTAAAAATTCAGAAATTGCTAATGAACTGGCATTACCACCAGTTAAAATCCATTGTAGTATCCTTGCTGAAGATGCAATTAAAGCAGCAATAAACGAATATCAACTAAAGTGTGCGTGCTCATGATTACCGTAACAGAATCCGCAAAGAAACAAATTGATGAAATCTTAATGGATGATGTATCAATAAAATATGTAAGAGCATTTATCTCTGGTGGAGGATGCTCTGGTTTTAATTATGGATTTACTCTTGAATCAAACAAAGAAGAAGATGATCTTGTTATAGATAATCTTATAATTGATGCCATGAGTATGCAGTATTTTGAAAACGCTACTATAGATTATACTAGTGATAAATTAAAAGGATCTCAATTTGTTATATCAAACCCAAACGCAAAATCTACATGTGGATGTGGGAGCAGTTTCTCAGTATAAAATGAAAAACTTTATACATCATGATTTTGATAAACTTGAACGCGATACTGCTCCAAATGGCACAAGAGTATATAAAACACCCTCAGGTAAATCTTACCCTTCTGTTACAACGGTAACAGGATTACACTCAGCCAAAGGTATTGCTGAGTGGCGTAAAAGAGTTGGCGAAGAAGAAGCCAATAGAATCTCTGGAAGAGCATCTGCAAGAGGAACTAGGATTCACCAGTATTGTGAAGACTATCTGCGAGGAAATATATTTGAAGCGGATATGTTCGACCTTGAAATGTTTAACTCAATCAAACCCCTGCTTGACCAAGTCGATAACATCCATTGTTTAGAAACTCCATTATGGTCTGACTTTTTACAAGTCGCTGGTACAGTTGACTGCATTGGAGAGTTCCAAGGTAAACTTAGTGTTATAGATTTCAAAACATCAAGCAAACCAAAAGATAGAGATGATATTCATAACTACTTTATGCAAACTGCAGCATACGCAGTAGCGTTTGAAGAAAGAACAGGAATTCCAATCGGAAGACTAGTTATTATTATGGCAGTTGATAG